CCGCAAGCGGGGGTGTCTCGGCTGCGCCCTCCGTCGCCTCGCCGACCACGCGCCGGGTCAGTTCCGCTCCGAGGTCGACCCCGAGTTGGGCGAACAGGGGTGCCTTGTCGCCGGGGTAGGCCAGGATGTTCTCCAGCGTCTTCGCGAGGGCGTCCCACAGGTCCCACATCAGGTCACGGGCCGCCTGCTCAAGCTCCTCTTCAGCGAGGTTGGCGAGGAGGCTGGTGCTGTCGGACTTGGCGGCGAGTGCATCGCTCAACATGTCCGCCTTGAGGTCGGGCACCACGAACGTCTTCGGCCTCTCCGCCAGGACGATGCCCCGCGACTTCGCCAGTTGAATGCTCGCCCCCGGACAGGCTGGCAGGTCACACGGGCTGATCTCCATCAGGTGCCCGTTCTGCGTCCAGTGCCAGAGCTTCGTCGGCTCATCGAAGTAGCCGAACTCGGGGGTGTACCGCCCGTCGAAGCCCACGGACTGCGACCCCACCGCGCCCGTCCTCAGCATGTTCAGGCGGCGAAAGTCCTCGGTGCCTGCCACGCCACCGCTGAAGTCGATGGCGATTGCCTCGGACCAGTAGCCTTTTCCGGGGACGGGCTTGATGTCCAGGTAACGCCCCTGCACATCCCCGTGCCCGTGCATCCACCGCATGACAGGGTTCGCGAGGAACTCAGACAGGCGGGCGTCGAAGAAGCCCACGTCCACCACCTCGCCGTCGCTGTCGGGCACCGCGAGGGAAGCCCAGCCGGAGAAGCGGAACGTCGGCAGGCCGCACTCGTCGGGGTCGGCCTCGAGGTAGGCGGACTTTTCGAGGGTGAACGGGAAGACCTTGATGTGCCCGAAGGCGCTGGTGTCTGGCATGGTGGGACCTCCTCGCGCGCGGGTTGGACCGCTCGCTTTCGTCTCGATCAGAACTGCGAAAGCCGCCCGGTGATGGGCGACTTGCTTGTGCTCGCGGTCGCCAACTGCGTCTACTCGTCCCCGCCTACCGGCTCGCCCACGACCGTCTCCCCATCCCCGGTCTCTACCACGGGGGCGGAGGTACACCTGCACTGACACACGTTTTCAGGCCCAAGCGACGGGTCGCCGGGGCCGTCGCAGGGCTCCCCGTCCAGGTCGAAGTCCTCGTCAATGCCCACCACTACCCCATCCATCGCGGCGTGCCACTCGCGGCTCCGGTCGTCTACGATGCTCAGCCACTCTTTGCCAGTCGCGCCGCCCTCCCGGTAGCCCTCCAGCGCCGCCGAGTTCATGCAGATCCCCGTCTCAGTCCGGGCCACGTTCTCTGCGTGATACTCCTGCCCCGTCGCCGACCACTCCATCACCCGGTCGGTGAGCTGCTCTATCGTCTCGCCGTTCAGTAGGCCCTCTGCCAGCGTCGCCCGGCACCTGTCCTGCGCGGTCGCCGCGACGGTCTTCATCTCCTGCGCCCGCAATGCGAGGAGGGCGCGGACGCGGGGGTTTTCAAGCGAGAATGACATTCCCACCGCAATCTCGGCGAGGGCCTGCTGCCCGGTGCGGTTCATCAGCTCGGCGAGGACCGGAGTGATCTTGCCAGCAAGCGACCGGCCCGCATCGTCAATGGGAAACAGGAGTGCGTCAATAGCCGGCACCTTCACGAGACTCGGGGTTGCGGCCTTCCCGCCCTGCAGGTTCGCGAGCACCGTCTTCTCCAAGTCCTGATACCATGCGGCCACCGGGCGCTTCACGCGCACAGTCTCGGCATCCCGCCGCGCGTTGAAGCCCTTGTAGTGAGCCACCCGTGCTTCCGCACTGAGCCGCCGTAGCACGCGCGGGGTCTTCTTCCGGGCTATCGGGGGCAAAGCGCGTTTCGGCGCGGCCTGGGGCTCTGGCAGGACCGCCGTGGGCATGTAGCCAACAGCCCTGCCCCGCGCGTCCGCCACCATGATCTGCGTGATGCTGCCCCATGCGCCCTCGCCCCAGTCGCTGCCCTCATCTCCCCACGGGTCAAGCCCGAACAGCAGCTTGCGGCGTTCGTCTGTCTTCAGCGTCCCGGTGAGTTGTGCGTTTGCCGCCGCGAGTGATACCCAGTCGGGCTGCAGCGCCGCGACGCCAGCGGTGTCGAAGCCCACCCGAATGTCATTGCCGAACAGGGGGCAGAGCTGCTCATTGACGGCGCTGATGATCCGGCGCCAATACTGCGTCACGGTGCCACGGTAGAACTGCCGCAATGCTTGTTCGTAGTTGCTGTAGGTGGCTTCGTCCAGGATGCCGACCATTGGTGGCGGCACATGTAGTACGCTGCAGATTTCCTTTCGCAACTCGCGGGGGAGGTCCGTCACCGTCACCGTGTCGGGGTTAGTGCCGGGCACCTCCAAGCGAGCGCCGCGCCCCGTCACGAAAGGGCGATTGTCGCTTCTTGACTGTGCCCGCCAAGCCTGATACCGGGCCTGAATCCGCTTGACTTCGTCCTCGTCAATGTCCTGGTCGGACACGAGGAGCGCGGACGGCACCCCGCCGCCCTTGTAGAACGCGAGGTTGAAGTTCGCTGCCGCGCTATATGTGTTGATGCAGGTCTCCAGCACCTTGATGGGGGACGCGCCGAACGCCGGGTCTCCGGGGCCGAAGAACTTGAAGTGGACGATCTCCGTGTCGTCAAAGAACTGCTTCTTTCCGCTTGCGTCGGTCATTTCATACCCGGCGATGACCCCCGACCGCTTGCCCTGTCCCGACTTGATGCTGATGGTGTTGGACGGCAACACCTGGATCGCAACGGGCTTGCCGCCGGGCTTCGCCGACACGAGACGCCAGTAGGCGTTGCCGGTCAATGCTAGCCACCCTGAGGTTTCCTCAAGCAGCGCGAACTGGTCATCTTCCGCGTTCACATAGTCCAGCAGCGCGAAGACCGGGTTGTCCTCCGTCGCCTGCCACTCCTTGCCGCGCTTCTTCTCAACCGTGAAGCGCGCCGATGCGACCGCGCCCATGATCTCCCCGACGCAGGCGTTGACGCAGGAGTTGATGGCGAATGCCTGCGGGTCTGTGGCACTCGCGAAGCCACAGGAGTTCGCTGGTAGGCAGAACCGCAGCCGCCTTTTCGCGCGGCAGGCCGAACTGCGTCTCGGGTGTCCCGCTCAGCCACTGGCGCACTACCGCCAGGGGGCCTCGCCGGGTCGCGTTGTCGGTGCCTGCCATGCTTTGCCTCTCGCGTCAGAAGAAGAACTCCGGCTGCGCGAACGCCAGCGCCACCGCGTCCGTCTCGTCCGGGCTCGGCATCCCGCGGTCCTTCATCTCCTGCTTCGTCTCACACTTCGGCCTCAATCGCGTGTCGTACTTGAACCGGATCGCCGAGACCTGCGACTTCAGCCGCTCGACCTCCGGCCCCGCCACCGTCACGCAAAGGTCCGGGTCGGCATTGCCGGGGCGGTACAGTTCCCTCAGGCCCCACATCATCTCATTGCGGCGGTTGAGGTGCTTCTCGGGGTCCCTTGCCGCCGCCCCGAAACTGACCGCCTCGTAACTCACGCCAGGGTCACTAAGCGCGAGGAGGTGGTCAACGACGCCAGGGTTGTAGCCCTCGTCAACGAGGACCTTGACCTTGCCGCCATTGGCCGCCGCAAAGTCCTGCGCCTCTTGCCGCGCCCACGCCTCCACTTCGAGGCTTCCCATGTGGCCGGGCTTTGACTTGAGGAGCTTGAGCGTGTAGCCGACGCGCCCCGCGATCACGCAACTGTCGCTGCCATAGCGTGCCACGTCCAGCCCCATCTGGCAGATCGTGTCGCCGCCCGCTTGCGGTTCCCGCTGGCAGGCTGCCTCCGCCCATGCGAGGGGGACCAACACGTTGTCTTCGTTGCCGCTGGGGAACTGGGCCTCCACTCTCGCCGCGTAGAGGGCACTGCCCACTCCCCACTCGACGGCCCGCTCCGCCACCCACTGCGGCGTCACGAGGTTGCGCTTGACCTTATCGGGCACGTCCTCCCCGGTGAAGTTCGGGGTGTCCGCCGCTGCCACGCTGATGCAGTTGTAGCCGAGAGCCGGGTTCGCGAACGCCTGATAGAAGCGCCCGTCTGTGCTGGTCGGGTTGCCGATGAGAAGTTCGCGGTACTCGCCGCCGGTACCGAGGGTCGCGATGGCGTCAAAGATCGCCGGAGAGACGCCCGCTGCCTCGTCCA